CTCCGCCCGGGCGAAGAAGAACCTCGCTCGCCGACAACGTCAACAAGTGTATGCGGAGCTTGGTTTAGTGCGGGTCCGGGGGGCACTGGGCGGGACCTATTACGAGTGAACGAAACGGGCCAACAATTTGCTAATACTTAAACATATGAATGACACAAACAAAGTTAGTGACGACGTAATCGAGAAAATCCGTAAGTGCCTCGCCCTTGCCCACGGCAAGGGTGCCACCCAACACGAGATGGAAGCCGCGATGGGCAAGGCAAAGGAAATCGCCATGCGCTACCACCTAGAGCTCGCCAGCATCGCAATGGCGGACCCCAAGGCCCCCAAGTCCAATTCTGTTACGGTGGATAAGGGCACTGTCAAGATTCGATCCAAGCACTTCCGCCCCTATCACAAATACGTTTGTTCCACCCTGAGCGTAATTTTCGGCATCCGTATCATTACAGTTTACCGGTCCTATGTCTTCATCGGTGAAGCGTTCGACGTGGCGGTTTGTGTGGAGCTCTTTCCCTGGCTGGAGGAGTCCTACTGGGGCTGTTACTGGTCCATTCGGAAGTCGCGCGGCGAAACAGACTACGAAGCAGCCACAGCGAACGGAGCCTACTCCGGGTTCTATAACGGCCTCCTGGCTGCCAACAAGCGGGCGGAACAGACCTTGAGCAAGCCCGAAGCACAATCTTGGGCCCTCATCGTTGTGAACAAGGACGCTTTGGTGGAGCAGCGGGTCGCCCAGGAATTTCCGCACCTCATCAAAGCCCGCAAGTCTAGTATGCGGGTGTTTGATTACGATGCTTACCAGACGGGATACGCCAAAGGACGTTCCGTGAATTTGCGGCAGGTCGGCGGAGCGGCTTCCAGCTCGTCCATAATTGGTTAATAACTCCCGCACAATCTGGGCTGGACCCACCGGCCCAGATTGTGTAGGTTGCTAACCTATATTATGAATCTAACAAAGAAGAAACAGAAGCCGGAGCCGGACGTGATGCTGGCTGAGGTTCAAAATTTAGCATACAAGCTGGCGTGGGACGCCTCCGCCCAATACCGGCTGCCGTTTGATGAGTGTTTAGGGGAGGCTTATTGGCAGTTCATGCGGGCGTGGAACTACTACGACCCCAAGCGGCGAGTTAAGTTCTCCTCCTTCTACACCCAAATTTTCAAATGGCAATTCAAGAGTCGTATTACCGAAAAGGTGAAACGCCAGCAACGCCTCCCGCAGATTGAGTTCAAGGACAATTTGCGCGGCGTTCTCAAGCTCACGGCACCGGCCACCCGCAGTCCGTGTTTGGAGATATGGGAGGACTTATCCGAGGACGCCCGGGAGATTGTTGAGTTGCTCGTGGAGGAGACTCCTAAGAAGTGGCGGAGCATTCTATCGCCCGAGCTCTTGCTGACGCGCGTGAAACGTTCCTTGATGTGTCGGGGTTACACCCACGACCGTTTTGAAGCTGCCCAGGAGGAAATTAGGCGCCGGTTCCAGGGCGTGTGGAAGCATAAGCATTCGCCGGAGTATGCGTTGAACCCGGTCGAGTTCCGCAGCCTCCTAGCGAGAGGGATAATCGGATTCTCTTATTGTGACGAGCAGGAGGCGGGTTGATAATATAACTGAATGAAATACGTCATTTGCGAACACAAGAAGAGAGACAAGGAGGACTTGCGTCCTATCCGGCCGAAGTATGTCATTCTGTTCTCTGACCACCTCGCTCATTCGGAAGTAGTTCCTAATACTATGAAGGCGGTGAGCGCGGGAGAAGTTGCCTTCTCTGGGCGAGCTGATGTGAGATGTAGTGGCAAGAGCGTTTCGTTAAGGCTGACGCCTAAGAGCTACGAGAAGGACGCGGTGCTCATTTCGATATGGCTCGCCTTCGGTGAGTCGATGTTGATCATGGCGTCAATAGAATATGACGAAGCTTAAGCCATTCCAACTCGAGGGAGCCCGGCAAATTTATGACTTCGGTGGGCGGGCCCTGCTAGCGGACGAGATGGGGTTGGGCAAAACTATTCAAGCTTTGTTCTGGGTCCATAAGACTCCGCGGAGGCGCCCAGTGGTGATTGTTACTCCCGCCGGGCTCAAGTGGATTTGGCAAGGGGAGGCAGCTCTCCATTTCGGAATGCGGGCGGAAGTGCTAGATGGGGAGATGCCGGAGCGCCAGCGTTCACTGCCGGGTCCCATTGTCATTGTGAGTTACGAGATCCTTCCCTCTTGGCTCCCATTGCTCCGCGCCGCCCGGCCGCAATGCGTTATCTTTGACGAAGTCCACTACTGCAAGGAGAAGTCAACACAGCGGAGCCGGGCGGCAGCTAAGCTGGTTCAAGGAGTGCCATCGGTGCTGGGTCTGAGCGGGACGCCCATCACCAACCGTCCGATAGAGCTGTGGCACGTCCTTTGCCTTATCCGCCCGGATCTCTTTCCCTCTTGGACGGTCTTCGCTTGGCGCTACTGCAAGCCCCGCAAGACGCCGTGGGGTTGGAAGTATGATGGAGCGGAGCGGCTAGGAGAGCTTCACCGCATCTTGCGGCGGGAGTGTATGATTCGGAGGCTGAAGGAGCGGGTGCTGACCGAGCTGCCGGCCAAGCGCCGGCGTGTGGTCGTCCTGCAACTGCCACCGGAAGGGATGAAGGAATATCTCCATGCCCAAGACGACTTCCGGCACTGGCTGGCGGAACAGAGTCCGCTGCGGGCGCGGCGGGCAAAGAAGAGCATGGCCCTAGTGAAGGTGGGTTACCTGTTGCGCTTGATCGCACGGCTCAAGCTGGAGCTTATGGCGCGGTGGATTGTCCGGTTCTTTGAGTGCCACCCGGGACAGAAGCTGGTGGCGTTGACGATGAACACTTTCGTCATTGACTACTTGGTGGGCAAGTTTCCCGGTGCGGTGATTGTAGATGGGAGGATACGCGGCCGGATGCGGACTGAAACGATTCGGCGATTCCAATCACACCGCTCCACCCGCTTGCTCTTAGGTAATTGGCGGGCCGCGGGCATAGGCAACACAATGACCGCAGCTCAAGATATTGTGGCATTGGACTATCCCTGGACGCCGGGCGACTTGCTGCAAGGCGAGGACCGCCTCCACCGCATTGGCCAGAAGTTGAAAGTCACGGCTCATTATTTGACGGCCAAAGGGACAGCGGAGGAGAAGTTGGTCCGCCTGCTCCAGCGCAAGAAAGAGGTGCTGGGCTCCGTCTTAGATGGCGGGGAAGGGACCGACACGCTGAATATATTTGATGAATTAATGAAACCGGAGAACTATCTATGATAAGACCCCGAAGCAAAATATCAGTAATCCCGGCGGACCCGCGGGCGCCACGCCACAAAAAGACTTTGTTCATCCAAGGCATCCCGGAGGATACCCACTCCGCTTTCAAATGCGCTTGCGCCCGCCGGGGAATAACGATGCGGGATGCGGTTATCAAACTGGTGCGGGAATACGCGCAAAAGACTCTTTGATATGACACTTTTGGAAGTGCTCAAAGAGGCCCGCCTTCCTTATGTAGAGGAGGGGCAGCATCACCACGCCCGCTCCGGGTGGGTCCAGTTGCGGGATTGTCCCTGGTGCGGAAGCCAAGCCTATCACTTAGGGCTGAGCCTCTCCTCCCGGGCTTGTGCTTGCTGGCGCTGTGGAGTCCAGAGCACCTACGCTACCCTGATTAAGCTGGGAGTAAACCCTTCTCTTGTGCAGCAAGCCCTGGCGGGACGTTTGCCCGCCCGCCCGCAAATAGCAGTAGAGAAGAAGCTAGTGGAGCCTAAAGGCCGGCGCGAATTCCTACCCGCCCACCGGCGCTATTTGAAAGAACGGCATTTGGACCCAGATGTCATTGCCCGCGGGTGGAACGTGCAAGGCATCGGCATTTCTGCCCGCTTGTCCTGGCGCCTCTACATACCGGTATTCGGGGGCGGGCAAGTGAAGAGCTGGACGACCCGGGCCATAGGAAGCAACGTTACCCAGCGTTATGTGTCAGCATCTCCGGAGCGGGACGGCGGAACTAATATCAAACATCTCGTTTACGGGCTAGGCCAATGCCATCATTCTGTAATCATTGTCGAAGGCCCGTTGGACGTTTGGGCGGTAGGTCCGGGAGCCGCCGCTGTCTTTGGAACCGCCTTCACGCCGGCCCAAGTAGAACAGCTAGCTAGCATTCCTTACCGCTTCATCTGTTTTGACTCCGAACCTCCCGCCCAGCGGAAGGCAGCGGAACTCGCCCGCACTCTCTGTTTGTTTCCCGGCGTGACCAGCAACATTCTTTTGGATGCGAAGGACCCGGCGGAAGCTTCGGCCAAAGAGCTGGCTCTGCTAAGGCAGGAAGCGGGTCTGGACTAATCTCCCCTCATATCTTAGCTTTATGATATGAAAAAGCTTTCTTTACGCTTCATATTAGATTGGTATGACGCTTGGCTGCGGGACCCGGAACCAGCCAAGGTGGCCGCCGCTCTAGAGATATCATCCGCTGTTCTCCAAAAGCGTTTGGAAGCCCATCCGGAATTAAAAGAGGCAAAAGAGCTAGCCGAAACCCGGCGCGGCCACCGCGAAACCTTTAGCGGGTATGTCTATCAACAACTCTCACCGGCCTGTCGAAAGCTCTGGGATCAACTTCAATTTTGGAATGATTCCGACAATGCTTACGAAAAGATAGAACACATACTGTCAGGCCAAACTAAACAACTGCGGCAAGAGCTGTGGCTCCACGCGCTGGTGACTAGCAATTTTAACCTTTCCACTGCCTGCCGTATGGTGGCGGTATCCCGTAATTGCTTGGAGGAATGGCGCAAAGACTTAGCCTTCCGGCAGCTCGTAGAGGAAATCCAATGGCACAAAAAGAACTTTTTTGAGAACGCCCTGCTGGACTTAGTGGAGCAGCGCCATCCCGCCGCCGTGCTCTTTGTAAACCGCACAATCAATAGTGACCGCGGATATACGGAGAAGGTGCAGGTGGAGCATTCCGGGCAAGTAGGCATGGGCTTCTCCCTGGAGGAGCTAGATTTACCGCTGGCGACCCGGCAGGAGATTCTTGCGGCTATCCGCCGGCACAAGGAACGCGAAGCAAATCCGCCTATCGACGTGGAGGCGCCGGAGCCGCGCCGCTTGGCAGTATCAACTAGCGGGAACGGAAGATAATAAGCATATGAGAAAAACTGTCGTTCTATTGTCCGGCGGGATGGATTCCACCGTCCTCGCCCACTACCTCAAAAAGGAAGGCACCGAGTTGCGGGCCATCTCCTTCGATTATGGCCAGCGTCATCGGCGCGAGCTCGAGTGCGCTCAGATTCAAGCAACGTCCTTAAGCATACCCTACACTAATGCGGACTTGTGGACGCTGGGCGCTCTCCTCCCCGGCAGCTCGCAAACGGATACCCGCATTCCCGTGCCGACGGGCCACTACACTCAGGAGAATATGAAGGCCACTGTCGTTCCTAATCGCAACATGATTCTGTTGGCAGTAGCAATTGGGCACGCTATCGCCTACGGATGCGATAGCGTTGCCTATGCCGCCCACGCGGGCGACCACGCGATTTACCCGGACTGCCGGCCGGAGTTTGCGGACGCAATGCAAGTTGTGGCCAACCTATGCGACTGGAAGCAAATCGAGTTGCTCCGCCCCTTCATTAACTATTCCAAGTCCGGGATTGTGCAGCTGGGAGATAAGCTGGGAGTGAAGTTTCAATGCACTTGGTCATGTTACGTGGGTTCTACGTCCCACTGTGGCCGCTGCGGGACGTGCATTGAACGCCGGGAAGCTTTTTGGCTGGCGGGTGTGGGCGACCCTACCCGCTATGCTCCGGACGCGCCTCCGACTGAGTTGCTTGTGGAGCAGGGCTGGCACGTTTAGGTGCGACTCCTGTTCCTTGGGTCAAAAAGGGTCATATCGCTGATATGACCCTTTTACGTGCTAAGCCTGTTCCGCGCTCGTATTGGCTCATCCCGTTTGTGGGCGCCTGTCCAGGGCAGGTGGACCGTTGGTGGACCGGACGTGGGCCTGGATTCTGCTGATAGGGGTCGGAGGGGGCCCGTGACCCCATGGTCCATCTTTCTCCCTTTTGTCCAGGGCACTTGGCTTGTAGATGGACCATTGGCAATCCGGGCAAGCTTGAACTAGTGGGCCTATCACCTGCTTATATGCTGTCATGACTGAACAAGAACGAAACGAAGCCCGCGATGAGCAGTATCTCTACCGCCGGAGTGTAGTCGCCCAGGCCCGCCGGGATTGGGAGCGATCGAACAGCCTTTACGCCCGCCGTTTCCTCGAACAGGAAGCCCGGGAAGAAGCTCGGCAAGCTCGGGTCTAACACTTGCTGATACATACCCATATGAAGAACAAGTTTTCCTACACTCTCGAGGGTGTTATTCACACTCGTTCCTCCAACCGCGTCTATACCCATGTAGTCATCGGCCGTAAGGACATTGCCCGCCTCCGCCGGGAGTATAGCCAGCCTAACTCCATCGATCGCTCGAACGCGGAATATTATAAGGGGCTGATCGAAGGGATTGGCAGTAACAAGACATGCCAGCAGATAGCGTTGGACGCGGGATGGACCACCGATGTCCAGGCCAGCATCTGGCGCCAAGTCCGTGAACGTTGTGAACAGTTGGAGCAAAGCATCGCTGCGGGTCTCGGAAAGCTCACTGTCCTTCAGTGGTCTATGTCCTTGAGGAACGCCCAAAAGGGAGTCCAGTTGTATAGCGGGGAAAAGTTCAAGTGTATCGACGTCGAAGTTCGTGCCTTGTAGTCCTGGGCCTGCTACTTGCTGATAGGCACTAGACGATTTATCAAGATTTGTTTGGACAACTTGAACAGGATGACGGAGTATATGGGCATGAACTTAAAACAAAGTCAGCTGCTAAACGAGATCGACCGCATCATTGCCCTAGCCGAGGCCCAGTTGTCCAGGACCAGTGGACCAACGCCGAGCCAGCTCGTGTTGCTCCGGCTCCAACGCAAAGAGTTAGCCACCCGCCTGGGTCGCTGAGCATCGGGCCAGTAACCTGCTTATCAATATCCATATGAAAAACATTACATCCGTCACAGCTCAGGAGCTCATCGAAGCATTGCAAGAGCTCCCACCCGATACTCAGGTAGCGTTCGCCTCTGATTACGGGGACCATTCCCACACGCAGCAAGTTCACTTGCTCCGGGGTGAAGTAGAGCGTCGGTCCACTCGTGAATCCGCTTATTCGGACAGCGGCTTAGCAGTGGACAATGACTCCGACACTTCCCGCAAGGGCCCGGAACTGTTTATTATATCTTAGTTGGGTATGGCACTGGCTTATCAATATGATCGACAAGATTTCAATCCCTCCGGCGTCCACGCCCATGTGCGATGAGGCACGAGCCATCCACAGTTTCAAGCAGCGGGTGGCACATTACCGTGCTTGCATGGACCCGCGATGCCAAGCTCGTTTAGAAGCTACTCGGGTGATTGCGGTAGCCTTAGCGAAGGCAGTCCGCCAAAACTTTCGGAGCCGCTAGGGCCTACCATCTGCTTATCAATATCCATATGAAACAATATATCATCACAGTCAGCGCACTCGGTTACACCACGGTCGAATTCACAGTCCTCGCCCGGTCGCTGGCGGAGGCTCGCAAGCAGGAGCGGAACGCGGTCAGTATGTGGCTGAAGGAAAATGATGTGGACGCGTCCGCCCGGGGCCTAGCGTTCACCACGATTAAATAGGGCACGACACCGGCTTATCAATACCCATATGAAACTTAAAATATTCGGAGCAAACCTACGCGACCAGTCCAAAGGCCAGTTCGTCGTCCATGCGGCCGATTGTGCGGACTGCCAGAAGCTCGAGAAGCTGCGCGAGCACTTTTGCGTCGAGGAACATGCGACGGCCCTGTCCGTGTCCGCCAGCATCTGGGCAGACATGATAAACGAGGGCAGCATGACGGCGGACGACGGCTTGAACGAGATTCACTTTGCGCCTTGCTGCAAGAGCTTAGCCTGAACCCGCCCGGGCACGACACCGGCTTATCAATACGTATATGAAACCAAAATTCGAAGTGGGACAGAAAGTCAAAGCAGCTTCGCGCCGGCGCAACCGCAACGTTATCGGGACGATTGTGGAAGTCTCTCGCTGCTTTGCCGAGGTGGACGGCTCCGGGCGGTTCGTGCGGGGTGGACTTGCTTGGAATGAGCGCGACATTGCTAGCATCTCGGTTCCTCACACGTTCGACGGGACCACGTTGACCATCACGACTCCGGAGGAGGACTATGGAACGTGGGTTCAGAAGGCCCAGGTCCGGTCCTATTGTTTCAAGAGCTATGACTACACAATCCAATCCCAGGACGTAAATGGTTACCATTACTTGTTCGGCGAGTGCCAGCTCGTGGGCCAGTAACCTGCTTATCAATACTCATATGAAGATACTCGTGAGCAAAACCTGGGCGTTCGAAAAGGAAATCGCCCGCCTGAACAAGAAGGCCACCCGCGTCGGATTTGCCCCGCTGACCTACACCAACCTGGGCCGCAAGACGGTGGAGCAGACCCGCATCGTTGTGGAAACGTTGGACGGCGAGACCCGGGAGCATTCCGCCGTGATCCCCGTGGAAGTGACCGAGTATGACCTCGTCCTCCCGTCCACCGAGCAGTATCGCTGGACCCTCTTGGGCAAGATTGAGCGCCTCGAGGACGGCTCCACGTTCGTGGACAGCTCGGTGAAGGGTTTGGACTTGGCCAAGTGGACAGCGGCCAACCCCTCCCACTGCGATCATTGCCACGCGGCCCGCAAGCGCAACTTCGTTTATATCATCCGCAACAAGGACGACGCCCGCGAGATGCAAGTCGGCCGGACGTGCTTCGCAGATTATATTGGACACGATGGTCTCCTCAAGCTCGAGTTTTTGGACCTTGTAGTCAGTATGTTCAATGCGGGTGGCGAAGACGAGATTTGGCCGTCCGAAGGCGGCTCCCGCACTCTCCCCGTGGTGAGCGTTCGCCGGGTCCTCGCCGCTGCGGAGTATATGTTCCGCACTTCCGGCTGGACTTACAATCAAAAGGACGACTATGGGCAGCTTATTGCCGAGGGCACGCATCGCAAGGCAGCTCGTGCAGCTACTTCCCCCATCCCGGAAACTAAGGTGGGAATCTGGGCAGCACTCGAGAACCCGCAGGACCCGGCGTGGGCCGCAGCGGACGCGATTATCGAACGCTTGCGGAACTACGAGGCGCCCGAGGGTGACGAGTTTGCCCAGGCGCTTGTGTATGCGGTGAACTTTGAGTTGATCCCGGAGCGCAAGGCGAGCTTGATAGCCTACGCCGGCCAGTTCCTCCGCAATGCTGACCAGAAGGCAGCCTTCGAAGCCCGCAAGGCGATGATGAAGCACATCGGGACCGTGGGTGTGCGGGAAGTGTTTCAGCTGACTTGCACCGGGGTCATAACTCGCGAGGGCGACTACGGCACGACTTACATCACCCGCTTCGAGGACAAGGACGGCAACCAGGTTACTTGGTTCGCCAGCAAGTCTGTGGCCAGTGTGGGCGAGGCAGTTTCTATCAAGGCAACCGTGAAGGAGCATGGGACGTTCAACGGCGCTCCGCAGACACTCATCACCCGGGGCAAGCTCGTTTAATTCAGTCAACAAGATAATACTAATATGCCAATCGACATTAACATTCAGTTCAGTCAGTTACTTCTGCGGGGAGTCCGGGAAGAGGCCCGTCGGGCCCGAATCAAACTGCCGAAGCGCCTCACTGCCTTGCGGAGTGGTGGGGGTAACTTCTGGCTGGTGGAGGCGGACGGGTTTCGCAAGGAAGTCAACGCCTCCAACGCCTACGAGGCCAAAGTTAGAGCGATTGAAAGCATCCTCGACAACAAGAAGAAAGTTTAATATGCGAATCAAAATTACAATGGAGATGAGCGGGAACGAATTCCTCAACCTGCTCCGGCGGGTCCCAAAGCCCGTGGCCCAACAGATGCTTGCATCGACTATGGTGGTTCGGGACAGATTCGAAGACATGGGAAAGACCGCTTGTTTATTTGACTCCGCTAAACAACTGATCGAGCAGAAGAAGAGGTGATGATTATGCCAAAGAATAATCCACATAATAGTTGCGTCACTTGTTGGAGCAAGGGCTTGCATACCACTGTCCGTCCGGATGGAACCTGTCCCAAGTGCAATCCTAAAGTTCCGCCCGGAATACCAAAGAACCATATCTGTTGGACAACAGACGACTTTGAATACGGGCAGCGGGTGGAGGTAATGAGCGGCCCGCTTGTTGGACTGCAAGGCACGGTGGTGGACAAGGATGCCTACTTGGTAGAGGTGCATTTTGCTGAGGCTCCATTCATGCAACAATACGAGGACAGCCGCAAAGGGCGCGGGCACTTCCAGCCCCAGGACTTGCGGGACGTGCCCGCCCCTCGACATGGCCCAGTTCTCCACATTTGAGTTTGGGTATCGATGCTGCGAAAAGGGAATGAACCTCCAAGCTGCCTACGCGGAATATCAGAGAGTGACGGGTGGGAGGCCATGAATAACGACATCAAGCAGAAGAAGAGGTAATTATTATTATGGCCCATCGTGTTCAGCATGTGTTACCAGAACATCTTCTTTCAGAATTGGGGAAGCGAGCCCGTGCTTGGCGCCTCAAGCACCCTCGATTATATAAAAAGAGAAATAAGGAATACTATTGGAGCAATCGTAAAAAGATGCTGAAAGCACGAAAAGAATACTTTCAGAAAAACCCTAATTGTAATAAAGATTATTACAAGGTGAATCGTGAACGGCTTCTCATACTCAAGAGAGCCAAGCGCCGCACTCCTATGGAGAAGGCGAAAGCGAAAGCATATAGGGACAGGACCAGAAAGCACTACCTCGCGTGGAGGCGTCGAAGTTACAAGAAGAATAGGGACCACATTAGGGAACAAAAGAGAGGGTGGTATTCAAAGAATAAGGAGCATGTGATTACTTTGAAAAGGAAATGGAGGGTGGAGAACAGAGAGCGGCACCTGAAAACGACGCGGGCTTACCGCGAAAGGAATAGGGAGAAACTTAATGAAAAATCTCGGATTTTTGGAAATACCCAAACAAAGAAGATGTCGGACAGCTACATCAAGAAATCTATTCTTCGACTCAAGGCAGGGGAGCAGACCTCTACGTCATTGATAGTATTTGCTCGTGGAATAATTAAGCTCAAGCGGGCCGTCCGGCAGATAATAACTTCAACGCAGAACAAAAACAAAAACAAAAACAACTGAAAGAAAAACATGAAAGCAACATCACCACAGCCAATGATCAGCCTTCTCAATGTGTTCGACGAACATATAGAATGCCTCCGCCCCAAGAATAAGCCCACGAAGGAGAAGGTGGCCGCTGCTCGTGCCACTGCGACGATCGGCAACACTCGACTCTCACACCTCAAGCTCGCGATGGAGTGCGCCCGCCTGAACGGACGCAAGCCGCAGATGACAGGAATGCTTGAGTTGCCGCAGTGAAAACCTTTTTCATCTTAGGCGGGATGGGAGTGGGGTTCGTGTTAACGGGGATGGCGTTTGGGATGCTGCTTGCGGAGTGCCACGGTCTCCAGGGCTGGGCGGTGGGTGCCGGCATGCTGTGGTGCTTCGCAGCGATATGGGAGTGGTTCAAGTGATAACAGACGTATGAATGCACGAGAAAAGTTTGCTCTGGGACAGCGGGTCCAGTTCACTGCACGGGCTAAGTTGTTATGGCCCCGGACCAACGCCCGAATTACTTGCCCTCACATCGCCACAGTGAAGGGTTATTCCCGGGACCTTCAAAGTGTGAGAGTCCTTTTTGATGGGCACAAGGCTTGCCAATACTATCATATGGACTTCCTGGAGCCCGTGGCCGTAGTGTCCGGGGAGAATGCTATTAGAGACGGGGATACGGTTTAGTGAAGAGTCCTTGCAGGCTTCCATCTGCAAGGACTCTTTCTATCAATTCTTCCTCGAGTTCTGGCATATTGTTTCGGCGGAGGAACTTGTTCCTAATTGGCATATCGAATACTTGTGCGACGAGCTGCAAACGGTCGCTTTGAAAGTGTTTCGTGGGGAGCCGCGCGACAAGGATATAGTGATCAACATTCCGCCCGGGACTACGAAGTCAACTATCGTTAGCCAAATGTTCCCCGCGTGGGTGTGGACTTACTTCCCGTCGGCCAAATTCATTTGTGCCTCCTATGCGAAGGAGGTTTCACTGAAGGATAGCTTGAAG